ACCAATGCTCGATATGGAATTGTTAAAAAGAAAAAATTATCTATCATAGATAAAGTAAAAAAATTCTTTGGCAATGAATGGATTGAGTATGAATATGTATATGGATCACATAACGTAGAAAAAGGTTCTGACTCCCAAGGATTTTATGACACTGATGTTTGGCAAACAATTGCTGAAAAATATAATATCAGAGAGAAGCTTTGGGATATGTTTAAATTGTCTAAACGATATTATAATATTGAAGATAGTATTGTAATTTACGGAGAGATTTATGGAGCTGGCATTCAAAAGAATTACGACTATGGATTGTCTGATATTGATTATGTAGGATTTGATACTACTATTAACGGAGAATATTGTGACGCTTCTCGTAGTTTTATAATTCAAAATGAATTAGGCCTTCCATATGTTCCAGTATTAGCTGTCGACAATTGGTCTCAAGAATTACAAGATAATCTAGTATTCAATAACTTTATTAAAGGCACTAAAGTACCACACGAAGGTATTGTTATTAAAGCTCTTAATGGAGACCGACATAAAGTTGCGAAAGTAATCAATCCTGATTATCTTATTTACGGAGAAAAACATAATATAGGGGATTCACACTAATAAAGTAGTCAGGCAACTGGCTATTTTCTTGTTAGTACACCCTGAAAACACCTACGTAAACAGCCTATAATAACAACACAGAATAAAGATATTCAATATGAAAAAAATGACAGTACAAGAGGAGAAATTAGTGAATAAATACAAACGAAAAGTACATACTCAATATCCAGGAGCGTATTTGGTAGGAATTGGGTCTGGATATTATACTATTGCTCAAGAGCAAGAAGATATGTCACTAAAAGACATTTTAGAAGAGTTTTGTTTTCAACCACAAAAAGATCCAATTAAAGCTTGGGAATTAGCTCAGACTACGGCACGTGTTAGTCAAAATATTAATAGAACTCATCCATTAAGAATTGAAGGAATGGATATGGCAGATAAGATTGCACGAGTAGAAGCTCGACGACTTAAAAAGGAATCCGCCGTTGAATCGCGAAAAAATTTAGATTAGGATATTTATAATAAATTAGAAAGTTATGTTTAAAAATATTTTTGGTTCTAAACAACCAGAGACTGTTGAGACTTCAGAAGAAGTTATTGAATCAGTCATTAGTGATGATTTGCAAACTGAGCCTTCTGGCTCGTTAGACTCTAAAGAGTTAGTAGAAGAACTCGATTCAAGTTATTTACTTACTGCTCCTGAAATTGTAGGTTGGCTTTCAACCGACGAGCAAGAATTGTTATTTTCCGCATTGCTTTTATTTTACACCCCATCTCAATCTATTTTAGATGTAGGTTGTGGTAGAGCAGACTTATTCGGTTACCTAAATAGATTGTTCTCAGGTAACATGATTCAATATAAAGGTATTGACCTTAATCCAAATCTTATTAATTTAGCAAAAGACAAATTTCCAGAAGTTGCTGTTGAGAATTTAGATATTCTAAACACTGATATAGGAGCTGATTCAGATTGGGTTGTAGGTTCGGGTCTTTTCAATTTAAACGATCATCCGGATATGATTGAATATGCAAAGCAAGTAATTGATAAAATGTATGACAAAGCGCAGACAGGAGTTTCATTTAATTTATTAACTGGATTCCCACCTGATATGGCTGAAGAAGATATGAATCAATTAATTGTGCATAGTCCATCTATGTGGTTGGATTATCTTATTGAAAAGTACTCAAAGGTAATTTGCAGAGCCGATTATATGTCAGGCGATGTTACATTTTTCATTTTTAAATAAACAAACAAACAACAAACTATGATTATTATTTTAATTTCAGTAGCAGCAGTGGCAGGTTGGTCATATGCGTTACTTCAAAACTCAAAAATCTCAAAGTCAAATCAACATGCTATTGAGCAAGAATCGATTGCAGATGCTTTGCGTGTACATGTTATTGCATTAGAATCGCTAGTTGCTGACAAAGCAGCAGAAATTCGTCATCTTAAATCGACAATACAGTCTTTAAATGACAAATCTAAAGCTACTAAGAAAGTTGATAAAGGGTCTGTTCCTTCTATGAAGGCAGAAAGTAAGCCGGAAGTTGTTAAAGCAGCTTCGAAAAAAACTTACAAGAAAAAATCTAACTAATGAAGCCCGCTCCATTCGAGCAGTTTATCAAAAGTTTATTAGATCAAGCTGCTGCATCCGACGCGTTAAGAGATTTAACGAAGCGTAATATTCCTATCGAAAATTCGAGTCTGATGTCAGCAGTTGATGCTATTTTGTTAGAAGAATCTATTTCAGCTCAATTCAACCCAACATGGGTATGAAAATTATGAAAAGAAATTAGCAGTAGCAGCAAAATTAAATTTAATTAAAACACGTTTGGATTTGAATTTAGTAATTCCAGAAGATCCTGATTATATTATGGTACATTTATGTATTAGATATTTAGATAGAGGATATTCTCTTAGAAAAGAATGTATGGAATCGTTAAATGTAATTTATAAAAAATATGCTTAAGAAAACGGTAATTGACTTTCTTAAAGAATCTTTAACAGAGTCTGAAACACATGAATTAAGTGCAATTAATTTAATTGCCGATTCAGAAAAGCGAAACGAAAAATTAAGATCTTTCTTTCATAACCCATTAATATTTGATAAAATTAAACCGACAATCGACCCAGCTTGGTTATCGTATGAGATATTTATTAATGGTAAAGATTATGAATTTTAGTGATTATATAATTGACGAATCTGACTACGAGTTTTTCGTAAGTCTTCCTCAAGATGAAAAGCTTCTATTCCTATACGACTTAATTTGTGAAGATGTATATGGGTCTGGGTCTGTAGAACCGGTAATGGAAGTTGATAATCTTGAGTCTATCTTACAAGAATTCGAAGATAAACTCTATAAAATAGTTGCAGGCTCTATCAGCAACTCAGCTAAAGCTAATATATTATTTATTAACAATAGAATTATACTTAATTCAGAATCGCTAGATGAGCTGGAATTAGCTATTCAAGATTTATTTTTAGATGGATACATTTTAAGTGAACATCAATTGAATACTCGATCACTTACTGTATTTCACCAACAACGTTATTGTAAAGCATATAATATTATCGGAGTCGAATCTAAAATTAGTTTAAATTAATTTGGTAATTCCAAAAGGCATTCTTATTATTATGTTATGATATTTTCAATTAAGAGAGAATTTATTCGATTTGAAGACAAACTACTTGAAGTAGTTCGATCGTTTCGAGAAGATCATATCAAAGATGTAGAAGCTGTTAAACGACATTATGAATGTACAACGGTATTACGTAAAAATGGATTTATGTATTTCTGTACAGAAGTACTTGAAGCAGAAATAGTAGAAGACGAGTCTATATCATTACCAGAATCCACATCAGAAGAAAGTCTTTCAGAATAATTTGGTACTTCCAAAAGGTATACTTATATTTAAGTATTATAAAAATTAACAAATGACAAATATAGGTTACGCATGTATTAATATGACTTTAGGTAAAGAAGGTATTCTTACCGGTCGAGCATTACGCAAAGCAACTTTAGAAGCAAAAGGTATTGCCTATGCATCTGAATTAGCTTTGGCTAACGCATTAGATTTAGAAAAAATTCTTAAATGGAATATTGATCATGGTATCTATTTCTTTAGGTTAGGTAGCGATTTATTTCCTTGGGGTAACAAGGTTGATGTTCACACGTTTCCTGACTTTAACGAAATTCATACTGTATTGGCTCGATGTGGTCAATATGCGACTGACAATGGTTTACGAATTACAACTCACCCAGGTCCATTTAACTTGTTAGCGTCTCCTAAAGAAGATGTAGTAATTAATACTATAAAAGATTTAGAGATGCATTCTTTGTTATTTGACTTAATGGGTTTATCTCGAACTCCGTATAACAAAATTAATATTCACGTAGGTGCTACCTATGGTGATAGGTACTCAGCAGCTGAGACTTGGTGCAGGAATTTTTATAGGCTATCCGAGGGAGTACGATCCCGTTTAACTATTGAAAATGATGACAAGGCAAATATGTATTCTGTTAAAGATTTACATGAACTTATTCACCAAAAGGTTGGTATACCTATAGTATTTGATTATCATCATCACACGTTTCGTGATCATGATATGACACAAAAAGAAGCTTTAGAATTAGCAATTTCTACTTGGCCGAAAGGCATAAGACCAGTTGTTCATTATTCCGAATCGAAATCGTTACACGAATCCAATGACAAGCTCAACCCTAGAGCGCATTCAGATTACGTAACTAACTTTATTGATACTCATGGATTTGACATTGATATTATGATAGAAGCTAAGGCAAAAGAACTAGCCCTTTTGAATTATTTAGAGCTACAAAAAAATTCTTTTGTAAAAAATGCTGTTTAGTAACAGAGACCATAATTATATTACTTATTATATTTATAATATATTAATATTATTATACTAATATACATTTACTATTTAAAATTAAATTATGAGATATAAAGAACATACCGTAAGAAAGTTAGAAGCTCAAGCTACAAAATTGAAAACTCTACAAAGAGCAATTAATAACGCTGATATTAACGGCCCTGATGCCGTTATGTTTATCGATCAAGTTGTTAAAGAAATTTTAGTTGTTGTTGAACGCTTAGAACTAGAATCAAATGAATAAAACCGCACTGAAAGTATTAGTTGGTATAGTNGCATTAGCTTTAGCCGGTTGCGCAGCATATTTTTCAATCATTGGATTGTCTAAATTATTTGCTGGAGCATCAATAGCTGTAATTGCAATGGCTTCGACATTGGAAGCTTCAAAATTAGTAATAGCTTCGTTTTTATATCAAAACTGGAAAACAGTAAATAAGACGCTAAGAGCGTATTTATCAATTGCAGTAACTGTTATTGCAATTATTACTTCAATGGGTATCTATGGATATCTATCTGGAGCATATCAAACTACAAAATCTAAATATGATTTAACTCAAACTCAAACAGATAGTTTAGCTGCTAAAAAATCATATTATGATGCATCCATCACAACATATAAAACTCAATTAGAATCTAAAAATGTTCAGTTGTTGAATTTAACTTCTATTAGAAATTCTCAAGAACAACGAGCAACTCAATTAATAACTTCAAATAGAAGTTCTAACTCTGCAGATAGAAGTGCTAGACAAACAGATAAAACTCTTAAGACTTTAAATAAAGAGATTGAGATATTAAATACTAATATTCTTGCTTATTCAGACTCTTCATCTAAACTTCAAGTTAGTATGACTCAGTTAGGATTGAAAAATGAATTATCTTCAGAATTAGGTTCATTGACTTACATTTCAAAAGTATTAGATGTTCCAATGGATAAAATAGTAAATGTATTAATTTTACTTTTTATCATTGTATTTGACCCGCTAGCTATTTGTATGGTGTTAGCATTTAACTTCTTAAATAAATCAAATGAAGAAGGCATCAAAGAAACTAAAATATCAAGGCCTGAACGCCCTGTTGCATTTGAAGTTCCAGAAATAGTATTTAAAGAGAAAGAACCTAGGGTAGAATTACCTGAAATTCAGGCAGAACAATCGTCGGAAACACCCCAAATTTCGTCGATAATTGAGCCCTTGAGTATTGTACCCCCGATGCCCGATAAAGACGATATATACGACGAAAAAAAGCCGATTATTGACGAAAGGGAAATGCTTAAAAGAAAGAAAATTCAAAAAGGCTATGTAGGTGGTGTAAGTACAGAAACAAAAATATATTAAATAAAAAATAAAGGTTATGAAAGTTAAAGGTAAAAAAGAAGTAGACAAAAGCATAATGGCTGAGTCTAGATTTAAAACTAAAATTGATGCTAAAGGTCGTCGATTGATGTTATGTCAAAATTCTGAACCAGGAGGTAAACATTTCAAAGGAAGACTTTGCAGTGAAATGGTAACAGTTAATTATGACACGGTTGCTGTATTATGCTTTAGATGCGTAAACCAAATTGTTGAACCACCTGTACTCAGAGGCACTGCCGTTAAATCAGATAAACCAAAAGGATGGAAATTTATGAAAGAATTTGTTGCACAAGATGGAACGGTTTATCATAAAGGAGAAGAACAAACTTCATTAAAAGGCACATTACCTGCAACAGTAATTGAACCTAAAACAGAAAAAAAGCGATTAACCAAAGCAGATAAAGAAATTGCAATGCAATCTTTAGGAACTGAAATTAAAGGATTGAAAGCTGATTTATTTGTAGAAACAAGAAAAGGTAAAAGAGCAGAAATCACAAGAAGGCTTTCAAAAGCAAATCGAGAACTTAAGAAATTGATGTAACATTTTGTAATGTCACATGAATTACTTATATTAAGTTAAATTTAAAATATATGAATAAAAGTAGAGGAATAAATTTAGGAGTGTATGACGATGAAGTTAAGAAACCTTCTTCTAAAAAGAAAAAAGAATTAGAAGAAGATAAAGAACCTTCTATTTTTGATGAAATAGATTATGGATTGAATATTGACGAGTCAATTGTTTATTTACATGGTGATATTATGTTAGGTAATTTATTTGACTTTATTTCTAAAGTTAGAATTATATTAGCTAATAGACCTGAAGAAAAGAAAGAAGACCCAATCAATTTACTTTTAAATTCAAATGGAGGCGATGTTTACGAAGCGTTAGGAATTATTGATTATATCGAATCACTTTCAGTACCAGTTAATGTAATTGCAAGAGGTAGAGCAATGTCAGCAGGAGCAATGATATTATGTTGTGGAACTGGTGTGCGTGCTGCTTCTAAATCAACGACAATTATGGTGCATGAAGCTTCGGCTGAAATATTTGGTAAGTCTGCAGACATTAAAGCAAATGCAGACCATATTGATGAATTAGAAGAAGACTTTTATAAAATTATGGCTAAGCGAACTAAACAAGATGATGAGTTTTGGCGTAAGGCTTGTAGAAAAGACTTTTATATGTCAGCAGTAAAAGCAATGGAGTTAGGTCTAATTGATCAAGTTATTTAAAATAAAAAGGTTATGAATCAAAATACAGAAGCTCAATGGGAGCAATTAATGACTTACATAAATGATTATGTAAGTGGTGCTAGAAAAGAAGCATTGGTTAAGATGTATGAAAAGTTAGCAGATAGAGTTTTAACTGCTCCAGCTTCATCACATTCAACAAGACATAATTGTTGGCCAGGAGGATATATCGATCACGTTAACAGAGTTGTTAAATGTGCATTGGAATTGCATACTACATGGGACAAATTAGGATCTAATACTAAAACTTTTACTAAAGAAGAATTAGTATTTGCTGCTATCAATCACGATTTAGGAAAAGTAGGATCTTCGACAGATGATTATTATGTACCTAATGATTCTGATTGGCACGTTAAAAGAGGACAGATTTATAAAATCAATCCGAAATTGCAATTCATGAAAGTTCCAGATAGAAGTATCTTTTTATTACAAGAGCATGGAGTTGAATTTTCTGAAAATGAATATTTAGCAATTAAGCTTCATGACGGTTTGTATTCAAAAGGAAATGAATCGTATTTGATGGCAGGGTTACCTGAGTTTTCACTTAAAACAGATTTGCCAATTCTTTTACATCATTCAGATCATTTAGCTACTTTAATTGAAGCTAATTTACAACATCAACCTGAAGTAGTTGAAGTGCCTAGCACACCTAATAGAATTAAATCAAAACTAACAAATGTTAATAATCCAGCTGTAGACGACAGTTTGAAGTCAGCATTTGATAAAATATTCGGAGAATGACAATTATAGTAATTACATTATTAATATGTATTATAGCAGCTTTAGCATTTGGTTGTTATAATTTAATCAAGCAAAATGAATCTTTAGAAGAAGCTACTTTATTTTATCAATCTAAATTAGAAGAGATAAGAGAAAAAGTACTTCAAACTGAAGTTGAATTGAAGGAATTAGATATTCGCGGCGCTTTCGAAGCAGACGACGAAGTAGGATTCGTATTTCAGAATATCAAAGAATTATCATCAGAACTAACTAAAACAGTACAATCAACATATGAATACAGAGATTAATATAATAGACGCTGATGTAGACGAAGTTATTGCAAGCTCTAAAGAAGTTATTACAAATGAAGAAGTTGTAACTGACGAAGTTGTAGAAGTAAAAACTCGAGGACGCAAACCTAAAAACAAACAATATTTTACTAAAGATACTGAAAATGCAATTTTACTTTATAATCAATTAGAGAATGATTATGAGCGTAATAAGATTTATGACGCTGAAATAAAATATCCATTTGATAAGTTAGTTGAAAATATAATTCATACTTTTAAATTCTATCACTTTGATGTTCCATATGAAGATGTTAAACATGAAGTGGTTGCATTTTTAAATGAGAAAATTCATAAGTATACTGATCCTAATAAAGGAAAGGCATTTTCATATTTTTCAATTATTGCAAAGAATTATTTAATTATTCATAACAATGGAAATTATAATAAATTTAAAAATACAGAACAGCCTGAAGTAATTGATGACAGAAGAAATGTTATTAATGAAGTATTGCGTGAAGAAGATGTTCAAGAAAAATCAGAATTCATGGATTTGTTTATTAAATATATGGATGACAATTTATCTTCTATGTTTAAAAAGCAAGCAGATATGTCAGTAGCTGATTCAGTATTAGAATTATTCCGTAACAGAGAAAACATTGAAAACTTCAATAAAAAGGCTCTTTATATCTTAATAAGAGATCGTACAGGAGTGAAAACTCAATACATTACCAGAGTAGTCAATACAATGAAAAATGCTTATATGGAAATGTATGGCAATTATAAAAAGACAGGATTTGCAACAATTAACCAAGCAAAATTTAAAAAGTCGGAATTCCTAGAATAAGATATTTATTTTAAAGGAATTTATGGATTTTGATATAGAAATTTTCAAAGGTAAGTCGTTCTCCGACTTAATGAAAGATATTTACTCTAACTCTTCAAAGAAAGATCGTCAGATAAATATGTTAATTGGGGAACTAAGACCCTTAATTAAGAATATTGGTGATGCTACGATAATTGTACCATTAATCAAAGAATATTTAGAAGTAGGTGTTAAGAATGATGAGCACCTTGTTAAGCTAGCCGCTGTTGTGCAGAGGCTAGTTTCTACTAGTAATAGGGTTCAAGCAGAAACAGGCAACTCATGGATGTTATCTGAAGATGAAAAGAGACAGTTAATGGGTGAGTTGGATGAAATTGTAGGAACTGAAAAAACTATTAATGAAAAAGTAGTAGAATTATCAACTCAACAAAATCAGATAGAAGCTGAAATTAACGATATTCAAGACGGATTAATATAATGGCAACACAATCATCGACAGGTGCTGGATCATATCAATTAATGCCGGCAGAAGTATTAGAAGTATTATATTCTGATGCTAATCCAAATTTAATTTATGGTATAAAAGTAAAAGCTCTAGATGATACTCCTATAACTAGCGATACTCCAGAAGCAGCTGCATCTGTAATGACTGCAAAGCCATTAAATACTAGTTTTATACGAGTACCAATTGTAGGAGAAGTAGTTTTAATTTTAAAAGCACCGAGCTCTTACGCTACGGGAATTAGAGCAACTACAGACACTTACTATTTAGATATTGTATCTTTACAATCTAGTATTCATCATAATGCTATACCAACAGTAACTGCTAAACAAGTTCAAAAAGGAGAAGCAGCGGGAGATTCAGATAAATATAAAGAGTCTGAAGCTGGAAATACTCAACAACCCAGAGAACCTAAAATTGACGAAAACTTTACAGAAAACCCAACCGTTAAACCATTACAACCTTACGTAGGTGATGTATTAATAGAAGGTAGATATGGAAACTCAATTCGCTTTTCAACTTCTCCTAAATCAGGTAAATTTACCGTAGCTCCAAGATGGTCTAAAGGACCAGAAGCGGCTCCTATTACTATATTTAGAAATACAAAGCAAGGAATAGATACTAAAAAAATCAATGATTATGTGTCTGAAGATTTTACAAATGATGATAATATCATTGTAATGGCTTCTGGACAAGAACTTCAATTTGAACAAGCATCTGGAGTAACTACTTCAATTGATAGTAAAGGAATAACTTCTTGGAAAGATGAACAATGGGGTACGACTCCACAACTATTAATTTCATCAGGTAGATTAGTATTTAATAGTAGCCAAAAAGAAATTATATTCTTTGCAAAGAATGGAATTGGATTATCTTCAGAAACTTCAATTGCAATCGATTCAAAAGAAGATGTATCTATAAATGGTAATAAAATTGAATTAGGTACCGATTCTGATGAGCCATTAATTTTAGGTAATAAATGGAAAGAATGGGCATCTGGATTAATAGATGATTTAGCAAAATTAACAGTACTTACACCGGTAGGCCCGTCATCTCCACTATCAGCTTCACCCCAATGGGCTTCTATAGCAGCCTATAAAGGAAAAATAGACTCTTTATTAAGTGAGATATCGTTCACTAAAAAATCGGCCAATATAACGACAGGAACGTCGTCGAAAGTATTAGCAGTTCCAGATTATAAAATGACTCCGGAAGAAAAAGCTGCGAAAGAAGAAGAAGTTAAACAAATAAAAGAAGAAGCAGCTACGGTTACTGAAACTCCAGAGCAAACACAAACTCGAGATGAATATATTCAATTTAAAGAAGAAGAAATTGAAGATGAAGAAAATCAAAATGCACCCGCAGATGATTATGATCTAGATGATGATAGTGTTGAAGAAACTGCAAATGATTTATTCTCTTATATAAAAGCAAAAAATGCTGATGGTAGTGGCGGTTCAAATACAGCTCCAGCAGATAATTCTGTAGATTTAGATTCTAAAGCTATTGGAAAAGGAGTTAACGCAGTTAAAGCAGCTATTAAAGATATCGGTCAATTAGAAAGTCCAGTTAAAACGAATTTTGGTGGTAGAGTAACTGAAATGTTAAAAAATACCGGAATTTCAGGTCCAGCATTTTGGTGTGCTGCAGCAGTAACTACATGGTGGAAAGCAGCAGGAATGTCAGTTCCACCCGGACCAGCTAGTTGTCAAAATTGGATGAATTGGGCTAAACAAAATAATAGATGGTCAGCAACTCCAGTTATTGGAGCCGCAGCTATTTATATTACTAAAGGAGGACGTGCACATCATATAGGACTTGTAGCTGAAGTTACTAATAACGGAAGAATAGTTACTATTGAAGGAAATACAACAGGTGGCGGATTTAATAGAGATGGTGTAGGAGTATTTAAGAAAAATCCTAAATTAACATCAATAGCAGGATTTGTATTACCAGCATAAATTTCCAGTAAATTCATAAAGTAAATAATTATAATAAAGAAGAACTATGAACTCAAAAGATTTTATACAAGCACTTCGAAAAGTAATTCGAGAAGAGGTTCAAGTTGCGGTTCGTACAGAATTAAAACAATTTGGTTCTGTTATAACGGAAACTAAGCAAAAACCAGCACCTCAAGTGCCAACATACAAAGATTCAATTAAACCAAGACCACAAGTTAAAAAACAACTTGTTAAAGATCCTGTATTAAATGACTTATTAAATGAAACAAGAGGCTTCGCTAGCGAAGGCCCAGTAGCATATATGGAAGAAGAAACTAATTACAATGATTTTTCAGAATGGCCGACAATGAATTCTAGACCAACTTCGAAGTCAGTAATGCCGGTTACCGACATTAATGGTAATCGAGTTGATGTAAATCAATTAGCACAAACTGAACAAGGAGCTGCTGTTGTAAGTGCATTGACAAAAGACTATTCTGCTTTAATGAAAGCAATCGATAAGAAAAAAGGTAACTAATGTCATACGAAAAAAGATATCATCCTATAGATTTACTTCCTGATGTAGCAGTTGGGATAAAATTGCCTATTATCGGCGTGGATGGTAGATTATTTGATTTGTCGTATTCTACGGAAGACCAAGCAATATCAAATTTAAAGAATTTAATTTTAACTAGACAAGGAGAGCGATTAATGCAACCTTTGTTTGGAACTAAATTACAAGATTCGCTATTTGAACAAAATGATGATATTTTAAAAGCTTCTATAAAAGACTCAATTGAACGAGCTGTTGAATTTTGGCTTCCGTATATTAGTATAAATTCTTTAGAAGTTAATCCAGTTATCGCAGTTGGATCGAGTAGAGAAGAACATGGAGTGCAAATATCATTACAAGTTTCGGTTAATGATCAAGAATCAAATATACCAATAACATTTTTAGCAACAGCAACTACGGTTGCAGTAATATAATATAATGGCGCAGAACAAAAAAGATATAAGATACTTAAATAAGGATTTTAGTCAGTACAGAGCTAACTTAATTGAGTTTGCAAAAAATTACTTTCCAAACACTTATAATGACTTCAATGAATCATCACCTGGTATGATGTTTATTGAAATGGCTTCTTATGTAGGAGATGTATTATCATACTATACTGATAACCAATTAAAAGAATCTTTATTAGACTACGCTTCTAATAAACCTAATGTATTAGCATTAGCTTCTAATGTAGGTTATAAAGTTAAAAATACAATTCCAGCTTCTGTTGATTTAGATGTATTTCAATTATTACCTGCTAAGTCAAGTGCAAATGGGAAAATACCAGATTGGACTTACGCTTTGACATTGAAAGAAAATATGGTTGTTCGTTCTGAAACAACTAACACTGAATTTAGAACTTTAAATTTAATTAACTTTGCAGCTTCTAGCAGTTTTGATCCTACCGATGTTAGTGTATATCAAGTAAGTGATGTTGATAATACTCCAGAGTACTATTTACTTAAGAAAAGCGTAAAAGCTCTTTCAGGAACAATTCAAACTAAAACTTTTGAGTTTGAAAATGCAAAACGATTTGATAAAATATTAATTAGCGACACAGACATTATTGAAGTTTTATCTGTAACAGATTCAGATAATAATTTATGGACTGAAGTGCCATTTTTAGCACAAGACATGGTGTTTGAATCAATTGCAAATACAGTACAAAATGATCCTGAGTTATCAGCATATGTAGATGTACCTTATCTTTTAAAATTAAAAAAGACAGCTCGAAGATTTATTACTAAATTTAGATCTGATAAAAATTTAGAAATTCAATTTGGACCTGGTATATCAGATAATGACGATGAAGAAATTATTCCTAATCCAGACAATGTCGGTTCTAGTTTAAATGGATTGCAAATTCAATTTGACCATCCAATTGATCCTTCAAACTTTATGTATACAAAATCATATGGTTTGGCACCTTCAAATACAACATTAACTGTTAGATATACAGTCGGTGGAGGAGTTCAATCAAACGCAGCTGCATATACATTGAAAAATATAGCAGACGTAACATATCAAATAGATTCTCAAGCATTAGATGCTACTTTATTAAATAGAATTAAAGCTTCAGTTGCATGCACCAATCCTTTTCCAGCAGCAGGCGGTAAAAGTGAAGAAACGATTGATGAGATTAGACAAAATGCAATGGCATCTTTTGCATCTCAACAAAGAGCGGTAACGACTCAAGATTATATTATTAGAGCATATTCAATGCCTTCGAGATTTGGATCTGTTGCAAAAGCATATGTAATTCAAGATCAACAAATTAATCCTGACAATGGTCAAGAGATGATACCTAACCCATTAGCCATTAACTTATATACTTTAGGATATGATGGAAATGGAGCTTTGGCGCCGTTAAATGCAGCTGTGAAAGAAAATTTAAAAACATACATTAACAATTATAGAATTTTAACAGATGCAGTTAATATTAAAACTGCATACATTATTAATATAGGAGTGAAATTTGAAATTATCACATTACCTGAATACAATTCAAATGAAGTTCTAATTAAATGTATTGATAAAATAAAAACGATATTTAATAACAAGCTATGGCAAATTAATCAGCCTATAGTTATTTCGAAATTATATACAGAATTAGATCGAGTAGAAGGAGTTCAGTCAGTTACTTCAGTACAAATTGCAAATTTATTTGATACTAATAGTGGGTACTCTGGTAATGTATATGATATAAGTGCAGCGACTAAAGCAGGAGTAATTTATCCTTCATTAGATCCTTCAATATTTGAAATTAAATATCCAAATAAAGATATCATTGGTAAAGTTGTTTCGCTTTAAATATAATTAATTATGATCTGGTCAATACCTACATTACAAGACACTACAATATACGAAACTGATCCTTATAGAAATACTGGATTAGACCAAATTTTAGAACTGCGAAAAGAAGGAGATAACTCAACAGGAGATTTGTCTGAATCTAGAATATTAATCAAATTTGATTTGTCTTCATTATCTTCAATATTATCTGATAATAGCATTTCAATAAATAATATTACTGCAGATTTAAAATTGTATACTGTACAAGAATTTGAAGTACCTCAATCATATAATATTGAAGCAAAAGCAGTTTCAAATAATTGGGTAAATGGAACAGGTTATTTAACCTCTCCTGCCGGCATTCAAAATAGCGATAGCATTACGGATGGAGCTACTTGGAAATCAGTTTCCGGTACTGGATCATTAAATTGGTCAGATATAACAACCGCAGGAACAGCTAGAGCATATAATATTGAAACAGGTGGTGGATCTTGGTATACAGCTTCAATAGTTAGTCAATCATTTAATTTTAAAACAGACGATACTTTAAGTATTGATGTTACTAATATTGTTAAAGCTTGGCATACTGGTTCAATGACAAATAATGGATTTTTAGTTACATTTAAAAATTCAGAAATTACAACAGCACATTGGCCTAAAACAGTAATGCAATTTTATGGATCAGATACTCATACAGTATATGAACCTCAATTGTTTATTAACTGGACAGGTTCTTTATATAGCACAGGATCTTTATCTGTCGTAACTTACGAAGACAATCCTATTGTTTATGTAAATTCTTTCAAAGGTGAATTTTTAAAAGATAAAAAAGTTAGAATTTCTTTAGGAGCTAGACCAAAATATCCTAGACCGGCATTTAGTCAAAATTCAACGTTTGCAACTTTAAAAGCATTACCAGCAACGTCGTATTATCAAATCAAAGATGCTCATAACGACAATATTATTATTCCATACAGTGATTATACTAAAATAAGTACTACTAGTGCAGGATCGTATTTTGATTTTTACACTACTATGTTATATGGAGAAAGATTTTATAAATTTGAAATTAAATCAATATTTTCTGGAGTAACAGAATATTTTACTTCAAACGATTTTACATTTAAAATAGTTAAATAATGATATCATACGAGTTACATGAATTTGACCCTGCTAAAATAATGACAGGGGAAATCAATCCTGATAAAATTGAACCAATTAAATTTCCTCCTTTTGAAAAAGACTCAAAGGGAATGACTGTTATTGATAAAAATCAAGATGTATCTTCTAAAAGAATTTTAGTTAATCTAAATACACAAAAAACATCACAAACAAAATTCAATCAGGTTATTGATGTTGAGTTTGCTGAATTTACTCGTAAAGATAGCGGTGCTCCAATTAATTTTTTACAAGCTAAAATAGATGCGTTAGAAACTGAAAGACAAACACTATTGTCTAGTAAACAAACAGATGCTCAAAAAATTAAANNTCTTAATGATAGAATTGCTCAACTTTTAGAGCAAATGAAAACTATGATTCAAAACCCAGGAACTCCTACGGTAAATGCAGAACCTGAATCGAATAAAGTTTCAAATATATTACGTTTTAATAAAAGGCTAATTTCACGTAAAATTGAAAATGGAATTCCGGCAGACAGGTTGTTATCAAAAAATAAAAAATACATTGCAGTAATGCAAGATGATAGAAACTTCGTAGTATATAAAGGAGAATTTGATATTTACGGTCAAGCAATTAAAGATATTCCATATGAAGCTGACTGGGCGTCTAACACTTATAGATCGACTGCCGGTACATGGTACCTTTTAGTATATGAATATGGATTAGGCATTAATTTAGTTGATAATGGCACTGACGATACGTTTGCATGGGTTAAAGAAATAAGTACTAGACAAAATAATACGGTTAAACCAGCACTATCAGACACTGGAACGTTATTATTAACTGATGAAGGTAAATTAGTTCTTACCAATTACGGAATGAAAGTTTGGGCTAACAAATAAAACAACCTGGAATATCTTAATAAGATATTTATATTAAAGAAATAAATGTTATCAGTTTACACTAATCAAAAAGAACTTTTAAAAGCATCTAGCACTTCAAAAGTGTCTAGATTAGAGTCTGTTGATAAAGCTCTTTTAGATGTTCGAAATTATTCAGTAACATTAAAATCAAGTTCATTACCTAATTTAGAATTGCATGTATATACTCCAGACGGAGTTTATTTAACCGGCAATCATAAAGCAATTTATTCTATTGAAAGTAATGACACTACTTCTAATTTAATTGCTTATCAACATGTAGGAATAGATGCTGTTAAGGAATTAGAAACGTTAGGAATTACCAGAGGTCAATATAGATTAGTATACAATTTCGTTGATAATATTTTAGGTAGTTATGAAAGCCAAAAAGCTTGGATTAAAGAAATATCGCCTTCTAGAAGAGAATTAAGAATTCAATTAGCTGACAATTCTAATACTGAATTATTACGACAGCTGTTTGAATTGCGTGATAGATGGGAAGAATTATCTACAAATGACATATTCGATTCATTTGTCTTAAACTTTGGATTTAATGAAACGTATCAAATAATTAATTTTAGATTTGATATTGATTTTACAGACACTCCAGAAGTAATTGTAAAGCTATATAATCCATTACCTGCAAAGTATGGAGAAAAATCTAAAGTTTGGATTTCAGAAGAAATTATCAATCCAATATTAGATGTCGTTTCTATTATTCCTAAACATATTCCAGATCCAGTTAATACATTAGCTGGTCCTAATTTTGAATTAGAATCTGAAGAAGGAGGATCTGTAGCAACAGACTTTAAATCGTGGAATGATTTATTATCTACAAATGTATCAACTTCACAACAATTAATTGATTCTCAATTTTCTGGCTCATTAGCAGGAATTAAATTAAATATCAATTATAGATTATTTGACAATTTTGTTCACTATGGATCTGCAGTTGAGCGAGTTAAAAACTTCAAATACAAATTAGAGTTAATTGAATATTATACAAATCAATCTGAAACTTTATCTCAAGTAATCGGAGGAACTATCGTTAACAATAATATATCAGATGTTTACTTTAAAAGAAATGCAGTTGTAAGTGGTTTTGATGATTTTGAAAAGTATTTATTTTTCGAGTCAACAGGTTCTAGATTATATACACATTACGATTCAGGCACGGGCTCAATTGACCCATGGCCTAAAAAAGCAGCTACTGCATTTACTTGGTTAGATGCTTATACTTTATGGAGTACATATAGTAGCAATTGGACCGAAGCAGGAGACCCTGATCCATATGAATATTTTAAAATTCAAGAAGCGACAAATTCTGTTAATGGAGAAACTTATTATGCAGACTTATTAGAAAAAGCTGAAATATACGATAGATTCAATACACATAAACTTCAAAATACAATTCCTTTACATATTCAAGACTCAGACGACTCAGATGAGTTTTTNTTGTTTGTAAATATGTTAGGTCAGCATTTTGATATTTTATGGACTTACGTTAACAGTCTTTCAAGTATACATACTCGAGAAGAACATCCTAAAGATGGTATGTCTGAAGATTTACTTTATCAAGTAGCCTCTTCTTTAGGCATTAATCTATTAAATGGAAGATCATCTTCTGAATTATGGAAATACTCTTTAGGTGTTGATGAAAATGGAATTGCTTTACAAGATGGTACAAATGGAATTACTTCAATTTCAGACGCATCTAATACAAAAGAAATTTGGAGAAGAATTGTAAACAATTTACCTTATATATTAAAAACCAAAGGCACTTCTAGATCTGTAAAAGCTCTTTTATCTTGTTTTGGTATTCCAGCATCCGTATTAACTATTAAAGAATATGGCGGTCCTTCAACATTTACTGATAATGATCATTATCCAGAGTATGTGCATGATGTTTATCATTATGCTTGGAACTCACAAACAGGTAGTTTAGAGTTACCGCTAGCTTCTTATAAAAATAGTTTAAATAATTACGTAGCTCCTAATACGCTAGAATTTAGATTTAAAACAGATAATAACAATTTATATCAATTAGGAAGTTATTATAATGTAATGAGTGACTCATTATACGGTACTTTATATTTAGAAAAAGATGCCGCAGATGATCAAGAAGGTACATTAAGATACTCTTCTTATACTAATTTAATTACAATTCCTAATTTACAAATATTTGATGATAGCTGGCATACAGTTGCTATATCAGAAGAAATAAATCAAGCTAATTCATATTCTCTTGTAAATGTAAATGACATTTATACAAATAACGGATCTGGATTATTAGGAGGAGGCTCAGTATACATTTACGATGAGATAACAACTCAACCTAAAGCATATTGGTCTGGAAGTTTACAGGAACCAGTAAGTATTAATCAACCATTTAGTGGTGGTCAAGTAAAATTTAATAAAGATGGTAATATTGAAAATAAACTTCAACCTGGTATTGCTTCTATATGGGACAATGTTAATAGTTTATTAGGATATATTTACATTACTAGCGTAACTGATTCAACTCCTACTATAACAGTAAATTATATAGAGCCAGCTAGTAATTGGGACGGAGCTGCCGTAGCTTATATTAGTGATAACGTTAATAACGTATGGAAAGGAAATTTAGTTGAAGCTGTAATTAATCAAGTAAGTCAGCCAGGTTCTATAGGTCCAGCAATTATAACAACTTTACAGGTAAATGGAGAGTCACTATTTTTAAAATCATTAGACTTAACTGGAAATCCTACCCCGTTTGGAATTAATTTTCCTATATTCCGTACAAACAACCTAACATCAAATAGTTCGTTTTGTTATACATATGGTTTATTAGATTGGGATGGTAATATAACTAGCTATGCTGGATACGACACCATTACTTACGATACTACTTTAAAAGTAGCTAAATCGCTATATGGCAATACTATATACATTAAATCAGGAAGTCATTCTACGAGTACAGTTACATCAATTTTAAATCGTAATTTAATATCTGATCCATATGGATATAATGCTAATGTACTTAATTTTGGAACTGCCAGTTCCGCTCGTACTATATATGGATTAGGAGGCACTGCATTATCTAAATTTAATGGCCATTATCATGAAATTCGTTTATGGTCTGGATCATTAAATGATAATTCATTAGCTGAGCATGCAGCATCTCCTGCTACATATACGTACAACTCTGATAGAGCTACGTTAACAGCCGGTTCAGAAGCATCTAAACCATATGACCATTTATTGCAACGATTTACTCTAGCAAATAAATCTATATTAAGCGGCTCACTTTATCAGCCTTCAGTACATCCTAATCAAACTGTAAATACAGGATCTTTATATTATACAGGATTTGCAAATTCAGGATCAATTAAATTTGAAGGATTTGAAGAAATTTATTATACACCATCACCTTCGTTAGGAGGTTCAAGTTTATATACAAATAAAGTAAGAATTGAATCTGCAAGTTTAGATCCTAACGTTAGATTGAATACTAAAACTCGAGTTGAGAAATCTTCTTTTGATAGATATTCCATAGACTCTAATAGATTAGGTATTTACTTTTCTCCTCAAACNGCAATTAATGAAGATATNTTTAATCAATTAGGATATTTTGAAATTGACGATTATATTGGAAATCCAAACGATACCTATAACGACACTTACAGAGACTTAAATAATTTTGCAATTTCATATTGGAAAAAATATGAAAATAGAAATGACTTNGAAGCTTATTTCCGTGCTTTGGAAATATACGACTTTACAATGTTTAAATACATTAAAAAGTTATTACTACCTCAAAGATCAAATGCTATTGTAGGTTTAGTTGTAGAACCAAACGTATTAGAAAGAAGTAAAGTTAAATTACTTAATAAACCAGTAATAGAAAACTTAACTAAAGAAGCTAATATTGAACCTGTCGAATTAATTTTAAGTAGTGAGTATCAGTCATTAAAAGGTATTGTAGATGCAATGACAAATGAATTGTCAGTTGATGTTGATCCTATCAAAATAGGAGAAATTAAAGCTGCAAATGAAATTACACTTTCAAGTGAATATGAATATTATCCTAGCACAATTGAAGGAGCTATTAATGTAGATCGTTTAGGAGACGCGTGGACTCAAAATCGTTATATTGGAAAATATAAAGTAGTTGAATCTGGATCATACAATGTATTACAAACTACAGTATATAATTCTAGATTATCTAATCATTTATTAACTGTAGATGAATATTTTTATAGTTCATCCGTATCAGCTTCATTGAATAAGTTTTATTCGTCAAGCTTAAAATATGCAGAAGTTAATAATTTTTATGGCACAGGCAATGAAAATGCCAAATGGTTTGGTAGTAAATTAACAGGAGCCGGAGTTAATATTAATTCTGCTAATACAGTAGATGGCGGCCCAGTAGTAAAAATTACCAAAGTTAATCCGAATACAATAGTATTTGCAAACAATCAGGTTACAACCGTAAATAAATCAATATCAGGAACTAAAACAAAATCAATATAATATTAGATTTTTAAAGAATCTATATTTATTAAAAAGGTATAAATAAAATGGGATACTTAAATAACAGTACAATTACCGTAGATGCTATTCTTACTAAAAAAGGTAGAGAATTACTTGCTCGCGGTAAAGATGAATTTAAAATTACTCAATTTGCTTTGAGCGATGACGAAATCGATTATGATTTATGGAATCCTGCTCATCCACTTGGGTCTGATTACTATGGCGTAATTATAGAAAATATGCCTTTAGTAGAAGCATCGGCAGATGAATCAAATATTATGCGTTATAAATTGGTAACATTGCCTAAGAAAACAGCAAGGATTCCAGTTATATCAGTTTCACAAACTTCAATCACTTTAACTTCTCCTGGTCAAAGATTTACTGTAGTACCAACTACAACTAACTTTGATAAAGGAAATGCAACTTTAGGCTATACAGCAATTTTATCTAATTCAGATGTTGCTACATTGCAAGTTAATCAGCCAGTTACTTCAGGAGTTAGTCCTACAGTACCTAGATTTATTGGAGATTCGGAAGCAGCTCAGACTGTTAGCGCAGTTGGATTTAGCTTTAATTTAATTGCTAAACAACAATTAGTATCAGATGTTCAAGCAACGCTTACTATTATAGGAAATGAAACAGGTGGTAGAACAACAGTTAACGTTACAGTTAAGAAAACATCTTTAGCAACAGCAACTGGTACTTCAATTAGTAACGCACAATAATAAAATTATAAAATAACATGGGAGTAATTAGATTACCATTTGGACAAACAGTAACATTACCAACAGCAATGGCGCCAGCGTCATTAGCTCAAGTATCTGCACCACGAGCTGCATTAGCTCCGGCTGTTAGTTTGCCTCAAACCGCTCAACTTCAAAGTGAAATTGAGACAAGAGCTCGTGCGATAGCAAATGAAATAATCAAGCAGCAGGCATTGCAATCACAGGCAGCTGCTAACGGAAGAGTATTTACTAGATTTGATGCAGCTTCTGATATTATCGAAAATCAAAAGACTTTTGTAACAACTGGATTATTTTCTGGTAATGCAGCGACTATGTCTTATGCTTATACAGGTTCTATTCAATCAGCAGCATCAAAAGGATATTATTATGATGTATGGAATGGTAATGCTACCACTTCAGAATCACAATTTTCAATTGCATGGGGTCATAGATTAGGTTCTGGATCTTCAGCAGCTGGAACCTTAAACGATTCTCCTGCTCGAGCTATTTATTCGCAATATCGTTTATTGCTATTAAACCCAGGAGATACGACATTTACTTTTGGCGATGGTCAATCTTCAGATTCAGTATATGCAGTTAATTTTAATAGAGCTAGAATCAAAGATAAATTAGATCCGGGAAATTGGCAAATTAATTTAGGTAACTTAAGTGGCTCTGCACCAAACAATGCACATACCGGTTCAAACGTAGCGTATTTAGGAACTTCAGTTATTAAATTAATTGACGATTCAGGTCAAACTCAAGAAACTAATTTAACAGCAGCGGGTAGAGTATTTAATATTGTATCTGGTACAATTACCAATGGAGTTCATAATTCAACAGCTCCTAAATATTATGGATTAGCTTACCCAGATATGGGAATGTTAATTTTAAATGGAGATGCAATGAATGCATCAGCTTCATTTAACATAGTATCTGGCTCAAATGTAGCAGGAGATAATGCTTGGAAATTATATACAGCAATTTCAGGAGCAATGAGCGCTGATAGAGTTAATAATGCGATGCAAGCAAGAAATGAAGAAACAGTAACTTCAACTCACTTCTTTGTAAGAATTAAAAATGGTGAATATAACTTTTCAAATAACCCAACGTTCACAACAGGTTCAGTAGGTGAATTTGCTCAAGCAACATTTATCGGAGATCCTAAAACATATATTACGACAGTAGGTATGTATAACGATCGTCAAGAATTACTTTCAGTTGCTAAATTATCGCAACCAATTCAGAAATCATTTAGCAATGAAGCTTTAATTAAAGTTAAGTTAGATTTCTAAAAACATAAAAAACACCAATAAGTAGGCTCTTTGATATTTATATTAAAGAGCCTATCTACTATATATGGGAAAACCAGGTGCATTCAAAAAAATAGGTAATCAAGACCAAACGATTACTCCTTTTAAGGCTTTCAAGTCTTGGAGATATGAGTCAACAGCTAGTTTAGACGCTTCTGGAATTGATAGATTAGTTGCAATTAAACCTAATCCAAACGTTTATTCAGGAAATAAAGTAACTTTGGAAACATGGCAACGAGAATTAGATTCAGGATCTTTATTAGTCAATTCTGCTAACTTTAAAGAATCTGCTTTAATGTGGTACAGCCTTGATCATTTATATTTTAAAAGAGCTGGTAAACCTTTTGAAACATTTGGCTATTCAGACCCATATAAAATAGAAAGAACTTTATTTGATGAAGCTTCTATTATTTCAATTCCACAAAAACAATTTGGAGAAGGAATTAAACCAGGCTCTGTTAAATTGCATTTAACCAATCCTGCATTGTTAGCAACTTCAATGTCGTTTGTAGATGATGGAAAAGGTAATTTAATAGATTTAGCATTACCAGAGCCAGTTGATCAAGAACTTTTATATTTAGGATTTAATTCTTCTACATATGCAAAGAATTGGACTTCAGAAACAGTATCCACTGAAGATACGGATATAGTAAATGTATTTAAAGTAGATACTATAGTACCTGAAGTAACTGTAACAGGTAAAAATGTTTGGATATCTCCTAAATATGAATTACCTTCAGGATCTTGGGGTAATGCAGCACATTTCTATGAAGATAGTTATATTCGAATTCCAAACAAAGATGAATTCAATTTTAAACAATCTCAAGATTTTGCAATTTCATTCTGGCTTAAGCGAGATGCAGTAACTGCAACAGATCAATATGTGTTATCAAAACGCACAACAGGCACGGCAGAAACTCTTAATAAAAAATTAATTAATACNTNAGATGTAAATGTNAACGCATCACAATATCCNTTTGAAATTTATTATCCTTCNGGTTCATTTGCATTAACTTGTAAAATGTCTGATGGCGGAAGCACTTCTATATTATCAAACATACATAATGTTAGTGATCGAATTCACGTAATACTTCAAAAAACAGGTTCATTAATGCAACTATGTATTAATGGAGTTGTAGCTGGTAGCACAAATGCGCCAAAAGGTAATTTNCATAACAATGCAGATGTATTTTTAGGCTCGTTAGGATTAAATTCAAATAGTATAGGCAATAAAGGATTTGTAGGAGCTATTGATGAATTTTTCATTTTCAATAAAGCATTAAATAACACAGAAAGANCTACATTATCAACTACTTCATATGATGTATTAATGAGTACCAATACCAATGCAGTTGGAAATGTATTTTATGAGCATGGTATTATTGTAATTTCAGATCCTAGACCAAAATATGGAAAAGGAATTTATAGAATGTTCAATGATAAAGTATATAACTACTTAACAGGTCANACACAGCAAGGTAATTTAACTGAATTTTATTTAGAATTTAATTCAACAGTTACTTTATATGAGCATGAATATATTTGNAAACTAAAAGAAGATGAATTTAACTTTACATCTAATCCAACAATTCGAGAAGATAACAATGTAAATTCAGAAGTACCAAAANCAATNGTATCNAATANTCATTTTGCTCCTTATATTACAACAGTAGGTTTATATACTAAAAATGGAGAATTAGTAGCAGTAGGAAAATTAGGAACACCAATTAAAAAACGAGATGATGTTGATTTAAATCTTATCATTCGTTTCGATATATAAAACAAAATATAGTTATGGCAAGAAAAAACCCATATAGTAAAAAAGCGGTTGCAGCTAAGTACGGATTCCGTAGTGGCTTGGAAATGGATATTGATAATTCTTTAAAAGAGCAGGGAGTTGATGGAGAGTATGAACAGCATATAATTGAATATGTTAAACCAGAAACTAAACACAAATATCACCCTGACTTTAAACTTCCAAATGGAATATTTGTAGAAACAAAAGGAAGATTTTTAACAGATGACAGAAAAAAGCATTTGTTAATTAAAGCTCAGCATCCAGAATTAGATATTAGATTTTTATTTCAAAACTCTAAAAGTAAAATTAGTAAAGGATCAAAAACTACATATGCCGATTGGTGTATAAAGTATTCGTTCAAATTTGCAGACAAAGAAATACCTGCAGATTGGCTAAAATAATTTGGAGTAACCGAATGATTATCTTATATTTAATCTAGATGATAAGTACTAAGCTAATCCAATTGATCGAGTCTGTCTTAGGCAGAGGTAAGGTTACTAACAAAGGTAACATAGCTCATCATTGTCCATTTTGTCATTCTCCTAGAAAGAAATTAGAAGTACAATCTGTTACAAGTGATAAAGGAGAAAATCCTTGGCATTGTTGGGTTTGTAATAAGTCAGGTAAAAAGCTTTCGACCTTATTTAAGGCATTAAACGTAAGCCGTGATAAACTGTCTGAGCTGTATAAATTACTTAACAGCCAACCCAAATATAGTAACAGTAAGAACGACGGCTTACGCCAATCTATGACGGTCCTAGACCTGCCTAAAGAGTATATTCCCTTGTATAAACATTCTGAATCTATAGAATATAAAAATGCTATACATTATTTAAGAGCCAAACGAAAAATATCTCTTTCTGAGATAGTAAAATATGGTATTGGATATTGTGAATCAGGTGAATATAGTAAAAAGATTATAATTCCTTCATATGATGAATTTGGTAAATTAAATTTCTTTGTAGGAAGAGCTTATTACGACGCAGAATCATTTAAACATAAAAATCCAGACTATTCTAAAAATTGTGTTGGATTTGAATTATTTATAAATTGGTCACTTCCTATTGTATTAGTAGAAGGTGCATTTGACGCAATTGCAGTTAGACGAAATGTTATTCCATTATTTGGTAAAACTATATCTGAAGATTTGCGTAAAAAGGTTATAGAAAACAAAGTTACTCAAGTATATATTTGTCTTGATAAAGACGCTCAAAAACAAGCTCTAGAACACGCAGAGTATTTTATGAACAATGGAGTGCAAGTTTATTTTGTTGATTTACAAGAAAAAGATCCAGCAGATATTGGATTTGAAAGAATGTGTACATTAATAAAAGAAACTCAACCATTAACTTTTGCGAAATTCATAGAGTATAAATTATTTGCATAATGAAAACATTTAATATTGGAATAGATAAAATTGATAAAATATATCATTTAGCTGATATCCACATTAGAAATTTAAAAAGACATCAAGAGTATAAAACGGTATTTGAAAGAACTGTAAATGCTATTAAAGCAACTATAGGTCCTAATGATATTATATTTTTAGGAGGAGATATTGTGCATGCCAAAACGGATATGACACCGGAATTAGTACAATCTGTGCAAGAGTTCTTTAAAATGTTTGCAGATATTGCTCCGACAATATTAATTACAGGTAATCACGATTGTAATTTAAACAATAAATCTAGATTAGATGCATTGACTCCAATTGTAAATGCACTTAATCATCCAAACATGTATTATCTCAAAGATTCTGGGGTATATCATATAGCCGACAAACACTTTGTAGTTATGTCTGTTTTTGATAAACCTAAAGATTTTATCAAAGCAGATTCATTTACTGGAGATTATAAAATTGCACTTCATCATGGAGCTGTAAATAACGCTTTAACTGACATTGGATTTCGGTTAGTTAATGACAATGTAGATATTGATACTTTTAAAGGATATAATATTACATTGTTAGGGGATATTCATAAACCTAATCAATATTTAGACGAGGCGAAGACTATCGCATATCCAGGTTCACTTATACAGCAAAATTACGCAGAAGCTTTACTTCATGGAATGTTAGTGTGGGATACAAATACATCTCAAGCAGAGTTTGTAGAAATTCCAAATGACATTTGCTATTATACTTTGGAAATTGATAATAACAATTTCAATCCAATTCCAGATTTATTAAAAGGTAAAACAATTCGTCTTAGAATTAAGTCACAAAATACAGAACCCGCAGATTTAAAAGCAGCTATTGCTGAAATTAAAACTGATTTTAATATTGAAGAGTTTACAATTCAAAAAGTTAATGACTTTACTCAAAATAAAACTCGAGTACAAAAGATTAATATTGGAGATGTTCGAGATACTGAATATCAAAATGAACTTATTTCAAAATATTTAGAAAATAAATTTGCGTTAGATGATGATATCTTAGATGGAGTTCGCCACGTTAATAGAACTGTAAATTCAGGATTACCTACATTAGAAATAAATCGAAATGTATCTTGGATTCCAAAGCGATTTGAGTTTTCAAATATGTTTAGTTATGGAATTGACAATGTAATTGACTTTACTAATATGAAAGGAGTGTATGGAATATTCGCTCCTAACGCTTCAGGTAAATCAACAATGTTAGATGCTATTACATATTGTATATTTGATAAATGTGGAAGAACATCTAAAGCTTCAAGTGTAATGAATAATAAATCTGGTTCGTTTAAATGTAAATTTAACTTTGAATTAGATGGAAAAGATTATTTTATTGAAAAGATAGCAACTAAAGGAAGAGGTAACCACGTAAGGGTAGATGTTGACTTTTATACTATAGACGATTTAGGTCAAAAAGAATCTTTAAATGGTAAAGAAAGAAGTGAGACAAACGATCATATCAGACAATTATTAGGAACTTATGAAGATTTTGTTTTAACTGCGTTGTCAGTGCAAAATAACAATTCAGGGTTTATTGATATGGCTCAAAAAGATCGTAAAGATTTGTTAGCACAGTTTTTAGATATTAATATATTTGAAGATTTGTATAATATTGCCAATCAAGATATTAAAGAAGTAGCTACATTAGTTAAAGAGTATCAAAGGCAAGATTTTGGAACTCAATTAGCACAAGCAATAACAGACATTGACACTTTCTCTAAAGAACATAAAAGTTATCAAATTGATAAACTTGAATTAGAAAGTAAAATTGAAAAGATAAATGAACAAATACTTCAATTAACTGGAGATTTAGTTCCAATTGATTCTTCAATTGAAAATATTGATTTATTAAATGACACAAAATCTAAAGTAGAAAAATTAGCAATTGATTTAAGCATTGATGCTGTAAATAAAACGGAAGAATCATCTAATGTTGAAATCAAAATTGCAGAATTAAATTTGGAATTGAATAAATTTAATATTTCAGAAATTCAAGCTCGTATAGATGTTTTAGAAAGTATTAAAACTAATGAAAATACTTTAGTAGGTCATGTAGAAAGGCTTAAAGCAGAAGTTCGTCATAAGCTAGAAAAAATGGAAAAGCTTAATGATTTAGAATATGATGAAAATTGTAAATTCTGTATGGATAACGTTTTTGTTAAAGACGCTATTGCTACTAAAGCTTCTATAGAGCATGATAAATCAGAAGCTCAAGAGTTAGCAAATAAATTAGATGTAGTTAAGCAAAAAATTGCAGAATTAATTCCTTCTGTTCAAGAAAAAGAAGATTATAATAAATTGCAAAGAGAAATTCATCAAAATGAATCTGTTAAATCTTCTATCGAATCTGCATTACATCAAATAGATTCTAAACAACATCAATTAGCAACTAAATTAAATGAAGTTGTTCATCAAATTGAAGAATATTATAAAAAAGAAGCTGCTATTAAAGAAAATAAATTAATTAAAGCAGTTATCAATAACTTAAATGACGAGGTATCTTCATTGAAATCAGATTTAAGTATTTTAAATGATGATATTTTAAATTGTCATTCAAATATGTTAGTTGCTGAAAAATTAAAAGAAAAAGCAGAAGAATCTATTGTCAAATTAAAAGATTTAACACAGCAGTATAAATTCTATGAATACTATTTACAAGCAGTAAATCGAGATGGAGTTCCATATGACTTAATTACTACGGCAGTTCCATATATTGAACAAGAAATCAATAATATACTTACTCAGTTAGTTGATTTCAATTTAATGCTTGAAATGGATGGTAAAAATATTAATTGTTATATTGTATATGATCAAGATAACTTCTGGCCAATAGAATTAACTTCAGGAATGGAAAAGTTTGTATCGTCACTAGCAATTAGAACTGCATTGATCAATGTATCTTCATTACCTAGACCAAATTTCCTAGCTATTGATGAAGGATTTGGTGTACTTGATTCTGACAACTTAAATTCCATATTCAATTTATTTGATTATTTAAAAAGTCAATTTTCATTTATGTTAGTAATTTCTCATATTGACTCTATGAGAGATGTAGTAGACCATTTAGTAGAGATTGTTAAAACCAACGGAAATTCCAAGATCTATTACATTTAGATATTTATTTTAAATAGATACCTAATCAAGTAATGGCTAAAAAAGAAATAACATACCAAGGTCTAGTCGACTTAAACGTTCAGGTAGAAGACATTAGTTTAAGCTCACCCAATTATTTCAGAGTGTCTAAACTGCCTTCTGAATTTACTGCTGGTAAAAACGTGTTTCGGTTCAAAGGAAACGCTTCATTATTTGCAGAAGGAGCTCCTATATACATTGAAATTTTAGATGCAAATGGAGATCCAATTTATTATGAAACTAGTTTAGATTTAGAGTCAGCAGAACAAGCTGCTATTGTTACAGTTTATATAAATGAAGATACNNCNCCAGGCGTAGCAATTATTGCTATTTGCAGTACTGCAAACTATGACATTGATGGAAAGATATTAGATACAACACAAATTAATGTTCGTTGGACTAATCAAATTTATATTGATGTTTCTAAAAGAAATGAAGCTGAAATAATTTTTGATGCCCTTCCAGAAGTCACTGTATTTCCATCAACAGGTTCTTATATAGTTAAAACTTATTTCGGAAATAATAAAGTAGCTCAATTAGCATTTTCATCATCTAAATATTATTATAGAAACGATACACCAATTGTAACTGGATATATTGGAAATATTGGAAATGGAGTAGCTGCTAATTATGTAATTGATCCAAATAGTTTAGAAGCCGCGACAATTACATTTCCAATATCTTCATTACAGAATGCAACTCCAGCTGCTCTTAACACAATAACTACTACTCAATTTACTAGCAGTGTTGATTCATTTATTTATAACACAGATATTTTATGGTTTAATCTAGATCAAGCTTATGGAGACACATGGGATCCATTAACCGCTAAATTATTAATTGCCGGAGCAATACCAGTAAATAAAACAGTATCTGATTATTTAAGTGTAGGTCAAGAAGTTCAATTAGCAGTTGACACCTTTTACGATTATGAAATAATTACAGCAAGAATTGTTAGCATTAATAGTAGTAATGAAATAACTTTAGATAATACTACTTCTATTACTGATCCATTATACACAGGTACTCTGCTACCATCTATAGGAATTAAACTTGCACAACCTTTAACAGTTGATCAGACTAACGGAATTGAGCATATTTATAGCAATGCTTCTTTTAGTACAAATCCAACATTTACATTTGAACAATTACCAAATGTAAGTGCTAGTACTCAAAATACAAACAATTTAGTTACTGTATATTTTAACAATTTAGAACCTCAAACAGGAACAGTATCTAAAATTAGATCATATTATCGCTCATCGGGTATTGGAGAATATATTCTTTCAAATGAAACAGATATATCTGGACAAGAAACAGAATTTGGATTTAATACAAATGTAGTAACCGCTTCGTTCTTTTTACCTACAACTCAAAGAAATGATAAATTAGATTTTAAATTTGAATTTGTTAATCCTGCTGGATTTGTTTCAAAACAAGTTGTAGAATCTGTAAACAATACATTTTTAGGTGGCAACACTTACATAGGAGGTGATGATAATTTATTAACGGGATCTTTATATGTAGCAGGCTCAACTGGAACTGGAGTTCACATTTCAGGAAAAGGAAAGTCAGCGATGATTCGCAGTATTGGATATACAGGATTTCAAAATGCAATCGCGCCAGGAGGAACGGGAGGATTTGTAATGTATTCTGGATCTATTCAACCTTTATTAGGTTCCGCAGAATCATATTCTGGAGTAGGTTTAGAGTTAGTAGCAAATTCAGCTTCTTATTTTAAATACGCTACTGCAGGAGGTGGAACGTTAGACATTAGAACAAATTCATTCTTTTTTGGATCGCCTAGTTCATCTTTTATAAGCTCATCTAATGGAGCAATTTCAATATTCTCTAATAATTTCAAATTAAATACAATAGGTCAAGTTACTGCTTCTGCAATTTTAGTAAATAAAGTTGTTGCTAGTACAGCTCAGACAATGATTGATACTTCCAATGCTATATTGGACGCTACAAATTTAGGAAGAACTTTATATCACGATCCAACCGAGTATACTGTACAGTCAGCTAGTTTTTCTGGATTTAACACTACAGGTACATATATAGGATCTACAGTATTTCAAGGATTGAAAAATGAGTTTAAGTATACTATATCATATCAAAATAAAATGATAATTTCTGCGGCCGCAAGTGCAGTTGTTACTAAAACAACTAGTTTAATTGCTAGTTGGTCATATGCAAATTCCGGATCTAATTACGACATGACTCATTTTTATACTACCAATATGTCATTGAATGGCACTGCAGTTGGAACTTATACTAAAACGTTTTCTGAAGATTTAGCTGAAGGTTCAGCTCTTGAATTAACTAATCAAGTTCCATTCGGAGGGTCAGATTATACAGGGTATCAAGGAAAATTAATGCGAGTTGATTTGTATTTAAGAATAGGAGGGCCTTCAGGCGCGAGTGGTATTTCAACTATAACAGGCTCGATTAAAAATATTACTATAACAGGTACTCGAGGTTTAGGGTCTTCATGGGGTCAGGAATTAACAGAAGATCCAATTGGAGGAGGATTTTTTTAAAATTTAATTTAATAACAATACAGATATTTATTACAAAGACCAATTAAAATGGCTATAACAAATTTATCATCTCAATACATTTCATCTTCATTTCAAAGCTTGATGCAAGTATCAAGTTCCAATGCAGTATACAATGGATCAGGAACTCAAATAACTACATTGTTAGTTAGTGCGTCTTACGCCACTACATCATCATACGCTTTAAATGCCGCAACTGGATCGCAAGGAACTTCTGGTGCTCAAGGTGCTACGGGTACAGCAACTCAAGGTATTCAAGGTCGTCAAG